CCCTAGGCCCAAGCCTACAGGTGGTGGAGGTGGTGGAGTAACAGGAGCAGGTCCTCAGTCGGGCGCTGCGCCACCAGTAAATCCTCCTATCGGAGGAGGAGGTGGTGGAGTAACAGGAGCAGGTCCACAAAACCCAATAAGTCCTATAAGCCCTGGAGCGCCACCAGCAGTACCTCCTGGTCCAGGCCCTATTGCAGTAGAGCCTCCAGGCGGTGGAGGTGGTGGAGGAGGAGGTGGGGGAGGTCCTCGTTCTGGGACGCCAGCAGGACCACAAGCTCCTGGTCCAGGCCCCTCAATATTAGATGGTAACACTGGTGGGGGGGGAGAGCCCATAGGCACCTTTCCCGAAGCTGATCCTACAGGCGGATTTAATTTTGTTGGTGGGGGAGTCATAGGTAGAAGTAGTAAAGAGGTTATAGTGGACATAACTAATTCCCTAATTACGACTAGCTCAATTAATTTAAATAATAAAATATTAGTTAGAGAAATACTTTCTCAAAGGCCCAGCGGGTTTGAAGATGAAGAGATATTTTTTGATGACACCCCCGAAAGATCTGTATTCGTCAGAAACACAAGTACACTTACTGATATTTTTGCGCCGCTTATAGATAATAACATTTTGTATATTTTAAATAACCAATCTTCTTTTGGAGACTGGGGCAGCAGAAGGGCGGGCGGGGTAACACCAGACACAGTTTATAAGAGCCTTAGTAAAGAAACTAAAGAAATTCTTTCTAAAGTTCTGAATTACGATAGAACCCCCATCAATGTATCTCAAATCTACAATATAATCGGAACTAGAATATTAGATGGGACAATACAAAAAGTAACAAAAGGGACTTTAAAAAGATTGGCTGAGGGGTCCAAAGGAGAAGCCCCTTTAGTTGTAACTAGAAGTAAGTCTGATATAGTAAATGAAACCGTAGCTTTGGCTTTAGTAGAAAAAAACTACTACCCCCTAGAGCCCTCGTTATCTACAGGGTTGGCTGGAGAGACGCTAAAGAACCAAAAAACCTTGTCTAGTGATGTGGACAGGTACATTGAAGTGATTATCGGAGGTGTGCCTCAAAGGTACTATGTAAAAGACGATGATACGTTTATTGGGAGAAGTACACTCTCTTTAAAAGATGGAGAATACTTTGATATCACTTTGGGAGGACAAACTAACAGGCTGTATGCACGATCAGAAAAAGACCACGCTTTCATTGTTCCAGAAAAAACGAGACAAATAGCATTAAATATTTTAGGTGGAGATGCGTCAAGGACGCTGACTGTGAGTGGGGATCCTAGTGGTATTGAGCTAGACTATTCTCTCTCAACTCCTAGACAAAATTTATACTTTTTAAGTTGTGTGTTAAGTTCTATATCTACCGAACCTAATGCATTAAATAGCAGACATGTAAAAACTACCACAGCTTCGTATAAGTATGTTACTTTAAGAGATATAGAAGAAATAAACGAATACATAAAGTACAAAAATAATCATCAAACCTTTGTTCTTGACGATGATGATAGATTGTTAGACTATGTTGAAAGGGACGGAAAAATCTTCCTAACACAAAACGATATAATTGTTGATTCCCCCAAAGAAAACAAAACAAAGCCTTTGCTAATGAGACAACTTCCTTGGTATATTTTACTGTATCCCTCAAATAAGCCAGAAAATAATCCATTTAATGGTAAGTCTCAGATTGTGAATATTTCGGCTTCTTCTACCTCAAGACCGGCATCAATCACAAGACAATTAAGAACTAAGACAAACATTAAACCAGAATTTAAGAATAGTTACAATCAGTTTGTAGGTGTTGAATTGGTTGGAAGAGGGGCTACGGATGTATATGGTTTGCCTACCAACCAAGCCAGAATAAATAGTATAAATCTTAACAATAGACTACTTACTTCAGGTTACATAACTAAACAAGGAGAAGAGGTTGCAGCGTCTACATATACTCCAAGTAGATCCAAGACCGGGTATAGGTTATTAGCAGAGATAATAAAAAATATTGATGACAATTACTTGTTGGGCTTGAACGGGATAGGAAAATCGTTAACTGAGTTTGATGTTCTTTCCAGGCTTAACTTCAGACAGTTTAACATATTATCCAGAACAGAAAGCTATAATATTATTAAGCAAGCATTGTTTAACGGCATGGTAAATAATGTTAAAGTAGTTCCAGGCACAAAGAATGCGGACTCTAAATTAGCTATTAGAAAGACACAATTAGTAAGAAAAAAAGTAGGTGCGGACGAAGTTGATCAATACCCCGAAATAAAAGCTACTAATTTTAACAGGTCAATAACGCCACCTACTACAGAAAAGGCACCAACATTCACTTCGTTTGAGCCCGCTGTTCCTCCAACAAGTCTCCCGTAACATTTTTTAAAACAAAAAACATTTGTAGCGTTCAGCTTGCTAAATAACCTAGAGATGAAAATCTTAATCTTTTAATAGGATATAATTATGGATCACATGAAATTAACTGACGAACTACGTCAACAGCTTATGGAAGCTGCCGTCTGGAAGGACACAGAAATTACTGCTCGCCTTGATGAGTCTGGTGAGGTTGAGGAAGCTGCTGAGCTTGAGGAGAAAAAGTCCTGTGGCTCTAAGAAGAAGAAGGCCATGAAGGCCGAGAAGGGCATGGATTACGCTCACACCGAAGTCGAAGACGGTGAGGACGCTGAGGAGCTTGAAGAAGCTTCTGCCCACGTTTGCCCCCTTTGCGTTTCTGAGCTTGACGAGTCCATTGACGAGGAGCGCATCCTTGAGCACCTCAATGTTGTACTTGGCCTTGTAGACCGCCTCAGCCAGCTTCAAGAAGGCGACGAGGACATTGAGTCTGTAATCGACGAAACCATTGCTGAGCTTCTGTTCACTGACGAGGAGGAGTGAGTATGAATAGTATCGGAGACTTTGCTGAAAGCCTGATACTAGGCAACGTCGAGGACATTAAAAAAGGTAAGTCTTTGCCTCCCAAATTAGAGGAGGCAAAGACTGCTTCCTCTGGTGCCCCGGCTAAGGATGTATCTCAAATAAAAGTCCCTGACGAAATGATGCAACAAATTCTGGGTGAAGGTTTTCATCCTCAGGACACTCCTCCAGCAGAAGGAATTCCTGAACTAGTTTGGGAACAGCCGGAAGAAGAAGCTACCACACCGGAACCTAGTTACCTTACAGAGGAAACAGGCCAGCAACTTGTTTCTCTGTTAGAAGAGGTAAAAGGATTGGTGGATGATTTAAAAGAAATGACCACCTGTGGTATGATTGGGACTAACATGGCCGGACCCGTGGCTGACCCAATGAAAAACTCTGCTAAGAGATACCGTAAGCCAACTAGATCATCTGTACTAAAGAATAGTATTCGGAGAAAACTAAGATGAAGTTTGTTGATGCCTTAGAATGTATGAATGAAGCCCGAGGTTCAGAAGAGGGTAGGAAAGCCTATACCTCTAAAGCAGCAACAAAGGACGACAAGAAGAAAACATTCAAAGGCAGAGTAAAAACTTATTCTAGTATTAAAGATGCCTTATCCAAAGGGTCTTATGGACAAATCTTTTCTACCAAAGCGGCGGGAAGGATGTATGTAATATCTAAAGGTAAGTGGGGATCTAAGAGTGGTAAGGGAAAGATTGCGAAAGGATTTACTCCTGGAAGCGCGACCCCCTCAGCTAAGTTTAGTAGCGTGAGAAAACATGCAGCCAGAACTCTACTAAGACATGGAAAGGGCTCTGATAAGTTAGCAGCGAAATATGGTAGTAGATCCATTAGAAAATCTAGAGGAATTGGTGGCAAAGATGGTCGCCTATCAAAAGGAGAAAAGTGATATGCAATTACTACAAGACGTATTTATCGTAGAGAACCTTCAAGTTCTCACAGAAGGTAAGACCAACCCCACCATGAAGATTCGCGGTGTCTTTGGTCGATGCAACGAACAAAACAATAATGGTAGAATTTATCCTACGGCTGTTCTTGAGGGACAGCTTAAAAAAGTTCAGCCTATGATTAATGAGCGGCGTCTATGTGGTGAGCTTGATCACCCTCAGAACGATACTGTTAAGCTTTCAAATGCTTCCCATCTAATTACAAAGCTTGACATGAAAGGTGATGAGCTTATTGGCGAGGCTGAAATTCTTAACACCCCCGCAGGTATGACAGCCAAAGCTCTCGTTGAGGGTGGTGTTAAGATTGGTATTTCCTCTCGCGGAATGGGTACACTCTCTGAAGATGCTAACGGAAAAAAGATTGTTAACGAAGACTTTCGCCTAGTAACCTTCGACCTTGTGGCTGATCCATCCACAAGAGGAGCGTTCCCTGGTCTTTCTGAATCCACCGAGTCCAAATTTGTTAGAGAAAGCCAAGACAAGCTTCAGAAAGAGTGCAACTTTGTCACCATGATTGAGGCTCGCTTAAGAGATTCTTATACTCCTTTTCTTGAGGAAGCTAAGAAGAAGAAGAAGAAGAAGGCAAAGAAGAAAGGCTTCCCTGATTTAACTGGTGATGGGAAGGTAACCAAAGCAGACATCCTTAAAGGCCGAGGTGTCATCGGCAAGAAGGGCATGATGGAAGCGGTAAAAGCTGACGGTAGCTGGCACAAGATTGCTTTCTCCTTAGCTGAGGTTCTTGGTCTTACTAAGGAGTGATCGCCTACATTTTCTAAAAAAAAGTTATTTTAATTAAAACAATCCTATACATATATCTGAACCTAGGAGAAACCTCATGAGTAATATAAAAAATATAGCCGACATTCTACCCGAAGGGCTCGATGAATCTACAGTTGAACAGATCTTTCAACTCGTAGATTCTACTATAAACGAGCAAGTCGCTGAGAAGATCGGCCTCCTTGAAGCGCGAGTCACCGCGTACATTCGAACTAAAATTGATGACCTTAAAGAACAAGCTCTTTCAGAACTCTCCGAGGAGAACGAAGTCTATCGAAATGCTAGACTATTTGAATCTGTAAGAACACTCATGTCCCTTGAGCTAAACACCGACGACGAGGATAACGCTCTTTCTGAAATGACCGGCCAGTACGGTGAACTTCAGGAAGAGTTTGACGTTTTAAACAGCCAGCTTACAAGCTTGGTTGAAGAAAACCAGAACCTTGAGAATACGGTACGAGTTATGGACAAAAAAGTTTCTATTGCTGAAGGCGCGGCCTTTGAGCTAGAGACTGAGAAAGCACAGCTTCTGGAAGAAGTTGAGAATCTAGAAGCCGCGAAGGACGATGCATTTGTTTCTTCAGAGAAAGCGGTAGTTGTCTCCAAAGCGGATTTGGAGATTAGCGAAGAAAGGACTCACAACAATAAAAATAACGAGTTCCTGACTGATGAGGTCATGAAATTCATGCCCTTTACCTCCCAATCCTAAGGATTAATTATTATGGATATTATGCATCAAACGGACGACACGCTCGTCCAGAAGTGGGAGCCTGTCCTTGAGGGCATCGACGCCGAGTATACACGCCGCGTTACCGCTCAACTTCTTGAAAACCAAGCTAAGTCTATCGTAGAAGAAAGACTTAATGAGGACATTTCTACAGGCACAACTACTACGGGCCAGCTTGGTACTTTTCAAAAGTTCGCTTTCCCTCTCGTTCGTCGGGTATACCCGCAGCTTCTTGCCAACAGCTTAGTCGGCGTTCAGCCCATGCAGGGTCCTGTTTCTCAGGTCTTCTACCTCGGTAACGACCGGGTTTACGGTAACGCTGTTCAAACTGTTTACAGTAAGTACAACCTTACTTACAGAGGTCTTTACAACTCTACCATTGGTTCTACTTCTGCCGGGGTTAGCACGGATAAAGGAACCTTTGGTCCCAACGCTGCTACGACTGGTGGTCTTGACGGCGACACGGCGCGGACCGGGTTCGACGTTTCTAACGTGCTTTTCACCGATGGTGGTAACTCCCTTTCGGGTAACGGTGCTCCTTCCGGTACTATGGGTGGTCAGATCGGCGCTTGGCCGAACTCTGGCGTCCTTATGGGCTGGCAGCTTTCCGCTGGTGAGCGTCTAACTGGTACAGGCATCCCCGAGATGACCTTCCACATCGAGCAAGAGGCCGTTGTTGCCAACACTCGTAAGATGCGTGCTCTCTGGACTCTTGAGGCTTCTCAGGACCTTAAAGCTTATCACAACCTCGACCTTGAGCGCGAGCTTACCGATCTTCTTAGTAAGGAGCTTCAGCTTGAGATCGACCGAGAGCTTATTGAAGATCTTCGTATGATTGGTTACGGTTTCCGTAACAAGTCCGCGACACAGCTAGGTGGTGTTGATCAGCGTCTTATGGACAACGACTACATCAGCATGGGTGACAGTGGCGAAGGTCGCTTCCCTGGTCTTGATGGCAATGCCGATGCGGGTTCTTTTGTGCCCAACCAGTTTACCTACGACTTCAATGGTGTCGCCGCTGGAGCGACCGAGTTCCCTGGAAACAACCTTAACGGATCCAACGTCTTTGTTGTTGACTTCACTGATGGTGCTGAGGCGCAAGGTCTTTATCCTCGTCACGTTGGCGAAGTGTACTCAAACCTTCTTGCGGTCATTAACATTGCTTCGCAAGATATTTACCGCACCACTATGCGTGGTCCCGGTAGTTGGCTCCTTACCTCTCCTCTAATGGCTGCTCTCATGGAGAGTGCTGCCAAGCTTGAGGGCGGTATTCAGCCGAATGATGGTCCTACCAACATTGGATCGAACAGCATTCAATACAAAGGTAAGTTCATGGGTCGCTATGACCTTTACATTGACCCCATGTACCCGCAGGACGAGATCCTCATGGGCTACAAAGGGCAGAACGCTATGGACGCGGGTTATGTTTACGCCCCGTACATCCCTCTTCAGCAGTTGCCTACTGTCGTCGATCCTGAGACCTTCCAGCCCAGAAAAGGCTTGCTTACCCGCTACGGTAAGGTCCAGATTGAGCCGAACAACAGATTCTACCGGATCATTAGAGTTGTTGGTGCCTCCTCCGGTTCCCTCTTCTCGCCGTTCGCTAGAAACACTGCTTCGCTAGGTGTACCTATTGCTAACCCTTGATTTAGGTAACTAAATAAATTAAGAGGGTCAGAGGTTTTTTTATTCCTCTGACCCTCTTGTCATTCCTATATAACTAAGACATGTTTAAGTACAGAAGCAAGTGCAGGTGGAATATGCTTCTCCATATAGATGAGGAGATAGTAGAGGTTCGTCCTGGTGAGTATTTTAACTCTAAGGGATTAGTTGAATCTAGATTTTTAGAATTACTGAACCCCAAACCTAAACCTAAACCCACAACGAACAATGGCAGCAATAAGAGTAGATCCTAAGTTACTTGGTTATGGAGATTCTTTTGGCACCTACGCTGGTAGGAACCTAGGAGATACAGATATCTACTCCACAGCTATTGATGGTTCAGAGCTAAACAAAGGTCTGATGGCAGATCAAGTAGAGTTCAACACATTTGAGCAAACCATTAAAGATTTTGTTCTAGCTCGTTTAGGTCATCCAATTGTACGGGTAGAGCTTACCGACTTTCAATTAAAGATAGCGATTGAAGAGTCTATAACTAACTTAGATTACCATGCTCCTTTTTGGTGTACACAAATAGCTACGTTTGTAACAACGCCTAACGTAAATACTTACGTCTTACCAACTCACATAGCTAATAACCTAAGCTACTGCGCCTACAAGAAATCACTACTTAGCATTCAGCCTCAGAACGGTTCGCTAGAATTTGATTTCTTTATTAAGTATTTCCAAGACAACTTTGTGTTCAGCAACTTCTCTATGTCTGATTTTTATCTTCTTCAGACTCACTTAGAGATGACAAGAAAGATTCTTAGTCAGGAGGGGTCTTGGGATATTATTAACGGTAATGTCCTTCAGTTGTACCCTTCTCCAGGAGGATTTGAGCCAGTTATTCTAGTATATCGTGGCCTTGATACGGGGACCATGCACCCATACTATAAGAACTGGATACAACGATACGCTCTAGCAGTGTCTAGAGGCATTCTCGGAGAGATCCGAGGCAAATATTCTTCGCTACCATCACCAGGAGGTGGCGCGAGCTTGAACGGAGCAGCACTCATACAACAAAGTGATCAAGAAAAAGAAAAGCTCAAAGAAGAACTTCTATCCGAGATAGAAGAACCACCAGTATTCACATTATTCTAATTATGTCAAACAATAAAAATATTTCCGAGCAAACCAGAACTACAGCTAGAGGGGTGAAGACCAAGGGTAATCCAAGACCAGCGCAGCAGCCCAACGCCACCCGCACTACACCTGACATCATCCAAAAAATGAAGATGGCTAAAAAGGTTGGTCCTAAGCGAGGACAGCTTCCTAATCCAAAGGTGGAGGTCTCTCACACCGTATACCACGACATGGGGATGCTTATGGCTGAGTCTCTTGGTCTTGTATCTGAGGAGGTCAAGCAAATGGAACCAGTAGGTGATTGGAATAAGCCTGGAGAACAATCAGCGAAAGCTCAAAAAAAGAGGGCCGCTGAGACTCCTGAACAAAAAAAAGCGAGACTGGCTGCTGCTGAGAAACTAAGAGCACAAAACAAGGAGAACATGGGGAGTGGCATCATTTCTAGCAAAGTAAGCTCATCAAATAATTCAGGAACTCCATGAGCAACAAGAACTACAAGGTAACGACTAAGCTACCAGCACTGCCAGACATTGATACGGATGACAGTGCGCTTAGTCTATTTGATCAGGACAACCCTGACATCAACCTGTTCAACCTTGTAGATGATGAGATGATTCGTCTAGCTGGCTCTAAGTTTTACTTCTATAAGTATTATCAGTCAGATAACTACGACGATGTATATCGAGAGGAGAGGAATAAAGTAGTTTCTAAGACACCCATCACGGTTCATGGGCACTACGATCCTATCTCCATGTCAGAGGAGCTTACGCAGTTTGGTATTGAGCTTACTAACGATCAGCTATTTACGTTTAACAAAAGCTACATTGAGACTAAGCTTGGTAGGGCTGTCATTCCTGGTGACGTAATCAAGCCTATGTTTCAAGATCAGAAGTATGAGATCTTTGAGGTGGTCGAAGATAGCTTCGAGGCGTATGGTGTGTACCATCTAGTATGCTCTGCCAAGCTCCTCCGCGACAGCACAGAAGTTCAGGACACTCCTCTCTCTAAAGTGAGTGACGAGCTAGGCGGGTATGGAGGAGCTATCGAAGAGCTATGACAAAAAACAATTCAATAGAATCTATACTTAACTGGGACGCGAGTAGTAACGAAAGCAGGAATAGGTACTACCCTACTAGGGAGGGCGATGTCAGAAGAAAGATATTCAAAATGACTCAAGCTAAACAAAACATATCTTTTGTTTACCGAGACTCGCTCCGAGCCATGATCTCCGCGTTTAATGACGTTGGGTATATCTCTTCGGAGGATAAGTTTAAAGAAATTAAGTGCCTTCACGCTAACGCAGAAAGGGCTATTGCTAAACTTAAGCAAGAAGAGAACATAGTTCTTCCTATGTTAACTATCTCCCAAACAACAACGGCTAATGACGATGCTAGAAGACGGCAGGAGAGCGTTCTAGTCAATGAAAAGTATTGGGACGCAGAAAAGAATAGAGCTTTTAGAGTATTAAGCCTTGCTCCAAGACCAGTAAATATTAACTATCAACTAAATGTCTGGTGTAAGTATATGGCTGACATAGATCAAATTCAAGAGCAGATTCGACTCAAGTTCAACCCGGAGATGAACGTGCCCACTGAGTTCTCAACCATCGCCAAAGCATTCTTGGATACCGAAGAGGATGTCGGCTCGGTCACGGCAGGGGACAAGGAAGACAGAATAATTAAAAAGACATTTAATGTCGTCTTTAGAACTTACGTTCCCAACCCTAAATTTTTAATCACCTCTACAGGTAAAATAGAAGAGTTTAACTCCGAGGTAGTATTAAATTGAGACTACCTACTGTATTAGGTTCTTTTGCTACATGTGGACACACAACTACAGGGAATCCTAGAGTTACTGTAGAAGGAATTCCAATCTCTCTTATAGGGGTTTCAACAGCAGGCGCACCAATTATAGGTCCTGGGTCTCCCCGAGTCACGGTTGGGGGGATTACTGTTAGTACCTTTGGGGATATGATAACTCCGCATGGTAAGACCCCACACAGTAGTCCTACTACCACTACTTTAGCGACAAGAGTTTTTGTGCCATAAAAAAAGTAGTAAAAAACTTAGGTCTGTGCTCTACATACTAAGGAAGGAAAAATTATGAAAGTAGTAAAAAATGATAGTCTACAATCATTCACCGTTTATTTCCGCACAGAAAAAGGTGCTCAAGAAAAATGGATGAAGCCGGGGGAAAGTTTAGTGGTTCCTGATCACTATATTACGGAACAAATTAAGACTCTACACAGACGTAGAATGTTTAAGATTTCCAACGCATAGGAGATAAATTATGGCCCCCAACTACTTAAGCCCCGGTGTATACACCGTAGAAAAGGACATTTCTGATTTCACGCCTTCGATTAATACTTCTGTAGTAGGTATCGTGGGTTTTGCTTCTAAAGGACCTACCAACAAAGCAACCCTTATTACTGATCAAGAGTCCCTTATTAGAACTTTCGGTAACCCAAGTGAGGCCATTAACGGTCAAGGTCTTGAAGGTGCTCTTGAGATTCTTGAAGAGACCAACGCAGTTTATTTCATTCGATGCGCTTCTGAAACAGGTGCGGATGCTGCAACTGACGCTTCCGCTGGTCTACCTTTAGGGTCCTGCCCGGCGATTGCCGTTTCTGGCGCGGCTGATAACGAGAGCAGGGCTAGATTTGGTATTGAACGGCCTGTCACTTTTAGAATTCAAGTAAAGGATTCTCAAGGAGTCGCTAGATTTACGGATAACGCCGGTACGGGTAGAGACTATGTGGTAAACGCCGCGAATGCTACCTCTCAGTCCGCTGCTTTGCGTTCAGTAATCGGTGGAGGACTTGATGCCGACTTAGTTGGAGTCTTTGATGATGGCTCTCAAAGTACAGGGCTTGGCGTTTCGGGAGCGATAGTTGGCAGCTTTGCTGGCTCAGGCGCATCTCTACATGTTTCAGCTTGCTCCGGCACAACCTTTAACGCAGCTAATGGCGCTCCTATCCTAAAGCTCATCAACCCAGCTTCTGGCGCTACGGACTACGGAATATCGGGAGCCTTTGCTTCTTCTATAGAAATTGGTGGTAGTCAGGTAATCGAAACTGGTGCAAACTCATTAAGCTACCTAGTAGAATCTTTGAGCCCAGGAGAAGGCTACAACGCAGGAGTCCTACCTAACGGAAACACCACGGGTAATTCAATAACTATAACTTCTGTGGGGTCCCAAAACTTTGTTGTAGGTGTAAACGATGCCGGTGTTGCTATTGAAACTTTCAAAGCTAGTTTCGTCGCTTCCGCAGGTACTTTCCTAGAAGACGTAATTAACACCGGGGAAACCAATGTGGTTTCTAGGATTATTAAAGGAAACATCGTAAGAAATGGTTTGGATATTTCGGTAACACCTCTTACGCAATTTGCCAGCTTGCTTGGTTCTATGGCTACTGGACCTTTCGATGTTACGTTCCGTTTTGGTGCAGGACTTGCTACTACGGAAACTCATACTACTGACCAAGCAGGAAGATTCAACAAACTAGTTGGTTCTGCTGCTACTAATTTAGCTGGTGGAACAAACGGAATAGCGGGAACGGAGTCTGGTAGGTCAACTGCTCTAATTGGAAGCGCCGCTCAAGAGCCCAAGACAGGGATGCAATCTCTTGATGACGATGTAATCAACGTCGGAGTTGCCCTTGTACCCGGAGTTGCTACTCAAGAAGTTCAGAATGCTCTAATTACCCTAGCCGAAAGCACTCAAGACTTCATGGCTTTAGTTGCTCCTCCCTATGCGGTAGGAACGGTACAGGACGCCATCGACTGGACTAACGGTCAGGCAGCTACTACAGATTCAAGGACCACTGCGATCAATAGCTCGTTTGCTGCGGTACACTGGCCCTGGGTCAAAGTCTTCAGCACGTTTGATGGAAAAGATCGCTGGTATGATCCATCTATCTTTGCTGCTAGGCAAATGGCTTACACCGATTCTGTTGCAGACACTTGGTTCGCTCCTGCTGGCTTCAGAAGAGGCCGCTTAACAAAGCCTACAGAAGTCGAGGTTAAGCTCAACCAAGGGGACAGAGACAGCCTTTACAGTGGAGGTAACATCGTCAACCCGATTGTTGCTTTCCCTCAGCAAGGTCTTACCATCTTCGGACAAAGAACTGGTCAGAGATCGCCGACAGCCTTGGATAGGATTAACATTCGAAGATTAATGATCTATGTTCGCAAGGTACTTCTTGCTTCCACACAAAGGTTTGTCTTCGAGCCGAACGACGAGTTTACTTGGGCACAGATTGAAGGAGTGGTTAACCCCTTCCTTGACGATATAAAAAGAAGACGGGGAATTACAGAGTTCCGGGTTGTTTGCGACGAGACTACTAACACACCTCTTCGCGTTGACCGAAACGAACTCTGGACAAAAGTTCTTCTCAAGCCCACGAAGACCGCTGAGGTCATTGTGTTTGAGATCAACCTAACCAATCAGTCCGCTGATCTAGGAACCCTCTAAGGAAATAATTAATGGCAACATCATATTACAAGACAAAATACGGTAGAGATTTCACTCCAGGCCAGGGGCTTCCTACCGTCTCGACTGACCTGGATTCAGTACGGGCGTATCAGTTTGAGGTTCACCTCTTTGGCCTACCTCAAGACATCACAAACGTCCCTGATCTAACTCTAGCAGCTAAGAAAGTTGGTGGATTAGAGATGCGGAACGAGGCTATCGTGGTTGACCGCGTGAACGACAAGCTTCATTACCCAGGCAAGACCACTCCAGGTGAGCTTACTATCGACTTCGATAACCTTTACCTTCGTGAGACTGCCTCCGACCTCTACCGCTACTTCCGTCACACTTACGACCCGATGACGGGTGAGATGACGAAGAGTAGTCAGCCTGGGGGAGGTGCTGGGAACACATTCAAGGCAGACAAGCTTGAGATTGTTCAGTTAGATAACACTCTAACTCCTCACTCAACCATAGAGCTTTACGGAGTCTACCCCACTTCATGGCAAGCTGCGGAATTCAACTACGCTACTAACGATTTCCACATGCTTACGGTGAACTTCAAGTACGACTTCATGAACGTCTACAACTACACAAACCCAACTCAGTGATAAACAATTAGGTTTTTAGCCCCGTCCTTACCTGTGTGGGCGGGGCTATTTTTATTCATCTATAATAAGACATGGATTACTTTTCAGAATTATTAGAAAGCTACAACCAGCTAAAAAAGCGGACGTATAAGATCACTTACATTAGTGAGAATTATACTCCCGAGCAATTGAACGCTTTTCCAGAAATTGACGCGGCGATCCAAGCTGCGGGAGCAGGGAATTCTCAAACAGGTTTAGGTAAAAACAGTAACATTGATATCTCTCCTGCATCGGATAAGCCAGGGTATATTACTATATCAGGTTCTAATTTGGGAAGAAAAAACTTTAACGTCTCCAATTACACAAACAAAATTAATCCAAACCAAAAACACGCCAGTAGTTATTCTAAAAAGCTTTTGGGTGCTTGGGCTCCTGCTACGGGTGAAGACGGTGAAGAAGCGAGTTTAAGTCCAGAAGAAATTGAAAAAAAGCGAGCAAGTGACGCTCAAGTAGCTGAAAACGAAAAGAACAAAACTGTCGAAGGGAGCTTAGATGACCCGGAATACGTTGACGTAATCCCTAAAGCAAAAGGGATTCTAAATCGTCTAATGTCTTTGGCTAGAGAGGGAGTTTTAGGTGACATTACTGAGGCTCAAGTTTTAGGAACTTACTTTGTAAAAGGAGTCTCCCCAAATTCTACAGGTATTTTAGCTAAAATTATGTCTGCTGAAGTTCGGACTGTAGATGAAGATGGTTTATCTACTGAAGGCAAGATGAGTCCTTCTATGGCTGCTAAGATTCTAGATAACTTCGAAGCCATAGCTACG